TTTAGGATTATAATTTTCGTAATAACGATTATAAGTTAAATCACTAATCTTTAGTGTCGTCTTTTTCGGGTGTGATGTCTTTGACTTTAGTATTTTCATCTTTCTTCAACATCTTTTGTAACTCTGCCGTAGAGCCTACAAATAAAGCATTCTTTATATTTTGATTTGCTGTTTTAGGCAATTCTTTTAAGTCTTTGAGTTTCTTTTGTAAGTCTTGTAACTTATCTACAGTTTGTCCTACTTGTCCTATGAGTTGACCAGCGACTTCATATGCTCTTGGGTGTTGTCCCTCTCTAGCAATATCAAGTATTCCTTCAATCGCTTCTTGGCCTCTTTCAATTAGATTGTAATAGTTTTCTCTGCTGTATTTGTAGTCGTTATCTACATCAGCCTTTTCGTTATCTTCTTTTCTTGGAACTACAGGCTTAAAGTCCTGTTTTACAACTTCTTTAGTTTCAGGTTTATCAATACCTAGAATCTCATTTACTTTATCTTCCAATTTTGTCATAATGTACTATTTATATGGTTTTAAAAGCAAGTGGTTAGTGGTGTGGAGGTAATACCCACTTGCAGATGCTTTATAACATTTTAGGGTTATAAAATCAATTTAGTTAAATTACTATTTGAGCCTATTGTACCTTTATAAAAAGTATTAAATGCTAAACTTATTCTAGTATTATTTCCTTTTTTTGTATCTACTTGGTGTATTGTTGATGATGGAAACATAACCAATTGACCTGTTTCTAAAGCAAACCACCATGTATCAGAGTTCCAAATATTAAATTGATCTACTTCTGGTTTTATTTGTTGATAGCCTTTTGAATTTGTAAATTTAATTTTATCATTTTCTTTATCGCAATCAAAATAGAGTACACCAGACACTATTGAATTAGAGTGTGAATGTTGATGATGATATTGATTTTCTTCTGTATAGTTTAACCAAGATTGAGTGATATAAAGTTCTATATTGTTTTTAGGACATATAATTCTCTCTAAATAATCTTTACAAGCTGTATCTAAAAACTTCTTTATATTTTTAAATTCTTTTCTGTTTAATATATAATTGTCTTTTGTATTAATATTACCTTGATTTTTAGTACAATGATTCTTTTGTTTTTCTACAAATTGTAGTTCTTGTTTGGTAAATGGTCTATCCATATTTGTCATATAGATAGGAGTTGGAAATAGATTCTGTATTGTAGGTTCTTTCATTTTTTAATTTTAAAATTAAAAGAAATTGCTATTCTTTTTTCTGAAGATAAATTTTTGGTAACATAATGATTAAGTGTTGATGGAAATAATACATAAGTTCCAACACAAGAATTAAAATAATATTTTTTTGTTTGATATTGATTTATAGGATATTCAAAAACTAATTTTCCAGCATTTTTAGGAACAGAAACATAATAAACTCCACTTACATCAGGAGAATCATTAATATTACTGTCATTTATATGGTTATGTAAATTTGTACTTTCATTAGGTAAATGTATTTGCGACCAATAATTTAATAGTTGAATTTTTGTATTAAACTTTTTAAAATAGTCATCTTCAATTTTATTTATTAATAATTCAAATTCTGGTGTAGATGGAAATGTAAAATCTTCATATCTTGTATCTGTTACATCTTCTGACATTCTTTTAGAATGTTTAATAATTACATCTTTTAAAGAATTATTATTTATATTCTTAATATCATTACAACAAAAACTAATTGTTATTAGATTATATATTTCCATTTTTTAACACCACTATTATGAAATAATTATTCTAATAACTCCCATTGTTCGGTAGATTCATTCCAAATATAAGTATCTGGGTATGGATTACCCTCTAAATCTGTAAGATTTTGATTATAAGTTGTTGGTTTTTCTATTGGTGCTTCCCATTGACAAGTTGTTTCATTTAATGTCCAACTTTCAAAAGGTTTTTGTTCAATAAAAGCATCTCTTGTTTGATCATATTTGCCACCTATTGTTGCATAATTTTTTCTAAATGGTGTTCCACCTGTTAAATGTACTCCACCATGTGTATTATAAGATGTTTGTTTCCAAACATCTCTTGTGCCATATAGATTATTTAAAAAATCAACACCAGCTTGTTCAGTTGTTGCAATGTCATTTGATACTACTTCAACTCTTTCAATTATATTACCAGTTCCTAATTTTGCGAAATGTGCCATTATCCTGTGTAACTCCCTGATCCTGTAAATGTTAATATTGTATCTGTTCCATCAGTACTAACTGTTGGAGAACCTGTTGTTGTACCAGAATAATCTGCTGTTGCCATTCTTAAAATTACAACTCCACTTCCTCCAGCGGCAGAAGTACCATCATGGCATCCACCTCCACCACCACCAGTATTTGCAGTTCCAGCAGTAGAGTTACCAAGGTTATGATTACCATTTCCACCACCACCAGATCCACCAACTCCTGAAGTACCTGTTTTACCACTGCCACCTCCACCACCACCTCTTGTAGTTGCTGAACCTGTAATTGAAGAAGATAAACCATCGCCACCATTTCCACCATCAAAAGGCCCTGTAACATTAGCAGTACCACCAACTTGACTAGCTCCTCCGCCACCACCAGCAGCATTAGGCCCTGAATTACTTCCTCCTCCTCCATTAAATCCTTGATTAGCAGTTCCACTTCCACCTGTAGAATTATATTCTCCTCCACCTCCACCACCTGAACCACCATCTCTACCTAAACCAAGAGAAGCATTAGATGAACCTCCTCCTCCACCACCAGTAGAAGTTATATCTGTAATATCTGAACCTGAAATAGATGATGTACCACCATCACCTCCTTGCAAAGCTGGAGAAGTTGGAGCTGCACCACCAGCACCAACTGTAATTGTATATGTTATTCCAGGACTTAAAGATAAACTTGTTTCAGATGAACCACCTCCACCTGAACTTTCTGTAGAATAAGAATTTCTATATCCTCCAGCACCACCTCCAGCTCCAGCTGCTCTTCCACCACCCCCTCCTCCAGCGATAACTAAAAAATCTGCTGTATAAAATTGTGGAGTTTCAAAAGATACATCATCATCAACTGCAGGAATCCAACCTTGTGTAGCACCTGAATAAACTAATCTGACAGATTGACCACTTGTATTATAAACAGGATTAGGAGATGTGTTTCCTTGAAAGTTTAAACTATTTGTATTTATTGTAACAGCATTATCTCCCCAAGTTCTAGCGTAGTCAGATAATTCTATTGTATCTCCAACAGTAGCTGAACCTGGCAAAGTAACTGTAACTGTTCCTGATGTTGTGTTTATCCAATAACCTTTACCTGCTTCTACTGTTAAACCTGTAGAACCATCAGCAACAAAAATACTTGATTGCCAAGATGTGCCTGTTTCAATGGTAGTTGAACCACCTAAAGAAACGGCCGAACCATTTATAGTTACTGAAGAATTTTGTAATTTAGCATTTGTTAATGTACCGTCTGCTACATCAGCAGCACTTATAACACCATCAGCGACTTTATCGCTTGTAATAGCGTCATCAGCGATTGAATTTGATTTGATTTTACTAATTGCCATAGTTGTTCTCTCTATTATTATTTATACTATTTATTCATCTGAATCCGTAGATGGGTTGTATTTTTTACCGTCTGTATATGACGTTATTGTTGTAGTAAACCCAAAATCATCATCAGCGTCTGCGCTAGTCGGGTTCGGAGTAATTACTATTCTTTCTTCTCTCGCTTTATTAGTGGTATCTGTATCTGAATATAGATCAGATTGAACTTCTTTAATAACGCCTTGAGTTGTCGCTGGTCCAAATAAGTATGTTTTGGCCGTAAAGTTTAATGTGTATATTACTGCTCTTCTTTGTGTAAAATCACCACTATAACTATCTTCATAATTTACATCATTTAATATGATTGGTACATCTCTTTTAATGTTTAAAGATGGTACTGCGTTAACTGTAACTGTATAATCAGGTTGAAAAAATGGTAATATCTGTTCTACTATTTGTAGACCTGATTCGGCAGTTGCTGTAAAGATGTTTAAAGTATAAGATATATTATATGGAACAGGAGTGTAATTATATGTCATTACTTTTCCATCTTCGCCTACTTTGACTTGTTTATACTTTTGAACTCTTGTTAGTTTTCGAGAGCCATCATATGAGATACCAGATATTTCAAAACTCATACGAGGTAATGTGATCGCCATTTCTCGTTCATCTAAACTTGGTTGTTGATCTAATCTTACTAAAAACTTTTCTTTTGGTGCATACGCTAATGGTACAGCAATAGATTGTACAATATCGCCTTCACTATCTTTTCTTTTTATTTTAATCTTATTAAAAAGTTGACCAAAGGCGATAGTCATTCTTCTCATGCTCTCATTATAGAAGTATGTTCCAAACATTAAAATTCTCCTATATCTGGATCACCAAACGGGTTCCGTTCTGTAAAATCTAATATATCATCTGCAGTTGACGCTGTATCAAAACCAGCCTCTGTATCTAAATCTAAATTATCTGAATACAATGATTGTGTTTGTACATTAAATGTTGCGTCTTCATTAATAAGATAAAATCTATCACCATTGACACTTTCTGTTTCTAATTGTAAAGCGCCTGTTTCGTCTTCTAAAGTGAATTGGTATCTTAATGTATCTGTTGAGTATTGATCTTCTGCGCTATCAATATCAGTAACGCCTGTGTTAAGTTGTTCGTTAGAGTATTCCCATCTAGTTACTCTTAATTTGTAAACTGGTAAATTACCGAGTTGAAAGAATGGCTCTTGGTCTTGTACAAATTGTATTTCAAAAAAACTATTCATTAAAGGAAAATATATAATATCTCCTTCATTTGGTCGGCCATCTTTAATTAAAGTGTGTACTGAATCAACTTGATCTTGCCATCTTCTTTTAGAAATCATAAAAGTAGTATCTTCTCTAATTTCTAAACCGAATTTATTTATGATTTCTTGCTCGCCGGCGAAGCCTTCAGTGGTTTCCATATACATCTCCAGCAAATACGAATCATCAAACTTACTTAACGAATCTTCGCCAAGTATTAAATCTCTATTTACTAATGTTCTCGGAAGATAGTAGCAGTCGTGTCCGTAGATTTTTAATCCCTCTATAATAAGATTTTCATGCAGTCTTTTTTCATTATCGTTTCCGATTCCGTTACCGCCTTGGAAGTAGTGATTGACAGCCATTATGCTCTACCTATCTTTCTAAAACCATTTATTTCTTTTCCACCATTAAATGTTGAAAACGGTTTTATATTTTGATCTCTACAAAACTTTTTAAGATTGGTAATTACTATTATCTTATTATCTTTTAATAATTTCCACTTAAATTGTTTACACACATTACCTTTTAATGCAATACTTAAATTTTTACAATGACTATCTGATCTCTTTTTACCTTTCAATACACTTGAAATTTTTTTACCAACTTCAGGTCTTTTTTTTCCCCAATAAGGATGGTTCTCACCAGTAAGTTTTTCACTTATTATTTTTCTAGTTTTTTCAGAGTGAGTTTTTCCATAAAAAGGATTTAATTTACCAACTCTTTTTTTATTAAGTTCAGATATAATTTTACTTAACTCTTTTGGATCTTTTGCCATTCTTTTTGCTATAAAATGACAAGCAGCATAATCTTTTT